GACATAAGTCTGTGGGACGACGATACGCCCGTCGATGATGACGAGGTGTCGGTCCCCTTTCTTCGCGAGGTTGAATTGGCTGCTGGATCAGGAAGATTCGTCATCGAAGAAAGCGAGCGCTCTAGCCTGCGCTTCGGCAAGCGCAGTCTGCGCCACAACGGTGTGCAGTTTGATCAGGCCAAATGCGTGACGGTGCGTGGCAACAGCATGTTGCCGGTGCTGCGCGATGGCGCCACCGTTGGGGTGAATGCGGGGAAGTGCGGGATTGGCGACATCATTGATGGCGACCTGTATGCCATCAACCACAACGGCCAGTTGCGCGTGAAACAGCTTTATCGCTTGCCCACCGGCATTCGCCTGCGCAGCTTCAATCGCGACGAACATCCGGACGAGGACTACACCTTCCAGGAAGTCCAGGAAGAGCAAATCGTCATCCTCGGTCACGTTTTCTGGTGGGGCATGTACGCCCGTTAACCCCACCGCTGTCCGCTAAAACCCGCCGAGAGCGGGTTTTTTTTCGCCTGCCAAAAACCGTCAGCGCCTTTGTTTTCGGGATGTCTATGCGCTCGTGCATTCATTGCGCATAAATAAATGCATTTATGCATTGACTGTATATGCATACATGCGTAATCTTTGTCTCAAGCCGCTCAACAAAGCAGCTCGAAACGAAGCTCTTTAGTTCCACCACAAAGGCAGCGATGAACCGGCCTCAACGGTTCAGAGGGTTGGCAACTGACCCGGGTGTGCAGCGTAAAGCACCAGAAGCAGTTATCCGGCGGGCAGGGACCGCGGTCGGAAAAACAATGTGAATGGATCCGTACCGCGCCAGTAGCGCCGAAAGATCAACGCGAAGGACCGCATTACTGAAAAGCCCGGCAAGCGCCGGGCTTTTTGGAATGCCTACCTGAATTCTTCCTCCGGGCAAGCGTGCGAAGGGACTGTCGTTGCACGATCAGGTGCGCAGAAGTAAAGGCAGCATCCGCTGCAAATCACAGACAAGGAGTAAGACGATGTATCGATATGCACGAGTAGACGGGGGCATGGGGAAGGTCGTCCAGATCATGGACAGTGATCAATCCATGCCAGCAAGCGATCCAAATGTTCCCTGGGTTGTTTGGGCTGATGTTACGGGTAACACGGACGTTCAAGTGGGATGGAAGGCAGAGCAAATCAACGGTGTCTGGACATTTACCGAACCGACTTACGAAGAGCTGCTCAATCAGGCGCTTGGTCGCACACAGCAACTGCTGGAAGAAGCAGGCCGTTGGCTGATGTTCAATCCTTTGCCATACAAAATTGATCTCGGCATCGCCACACCATCGGACGAAGCGTTGCTGCTGGCATACAAACAATATTTCGTTGCAGTGAGTGAAGTGAAAAATCAACCGAGTTATCCGCGAAACATCAATTGGCCTGTCGTTCCCTGGTAATCCATCAGTACGTTCAAGCCATTGCAACGGATAGCAATGCATTACCGAAGAACCCGGCGCTCGCCGGGTTCTTTTTCAAGGCCTTTTCACGTCGTGCCGTTCAAGCACGCATCAATCACCCCGGGAGGCGTGACATGACAAACGAGCAACAAGCGTTGCTGGACATGCCTGTCTGGCTACTCATCGTCCTCGCGCTGGTGGGTGGGGTGTCCGGCGAAATGTGGCGCGCTGACAAGGAGGGCGCCCGCGGCTGGTCGCTGCTGCGGCGCCTGGCGTTGCGATCCGGAGCCTGCATGATCTGCGGGGTGTCGGCCATCATGCTGCTGTACGCGGCGGGTATGTCGATGTGGGCCGCTGGTGCGTTTGGCTGTCTGACAGCGATGGCCGGGGCGGACGTGGCCATCGGACTTTATGAGCGCTGGGCTGCCAGGCGGATAGGTGTTTGCGAGGTGCCGCCGCGCGACTCTGGCCCTGATCGACAGTGAGCAGGCCTCGTTGATCTTCGCATTGCAAAAGGAACAGGAGGCCATTAATGCCCGCCATCATCGAAAAACCTTCGCAGCTGGTTTACGCCATCACCGAGGCGCTGCGCACTGCATTTGCAGGTTTGAAAGTAACCGGTCATCAAGACTTCGACAGTACGGACGATTCCGCCTCGGTTCTGATTGCACTGGAACACGACGCACCCGGTGACCGTGGCAATGACGGACGCATCGCTCATGCAATGACAGTTTCTCTGCAGGTCGTGTCGCCCGTTTCCGCGTTGGCCGCCTGCGATATGGGCAGCCAGCTTAAAAACCTGATCACTGACAACCGCTGGAAACTGCCCGCCGATCAATGCGATCTGCCGATGGGTATCGATGGCATTGCGTCCACATTCAACAGCGGCGTCCGGGTATACGCCACCTGGACCGTCTCCTTCACCCAGACTTTGTACCTCGGCCCGTTGTTGCTGGACGACCCGGTGGGCACTCCGAAATTCGCCCGTACCTGGGAGGTGTCGAACATTGACGATCCGGACCAGTACCAGCCACTCGAGGCGTAATCCATGTTCGATGCACTGTTCAACCAGCAACTGGGCCCGATCATCGAGCGTCTGGCCGAAATGGAAGCCGAGATCGAAGACCTGCATCGGCGTGCCGACAGCCTCTGCCGCATTGGCGTGTGCGAGGAAGTCGATGCGAGCAGCAACACGTGCAGGGTCCGCCACGGTGAGTTGCTGACCCCGGCCATCCGCTTTTTCAACCCGAGTGCCGGTGCTCAAAGCGAGTCGCGCATTCCCTCCGTCGGTGAACAGTGCGTGTTGCTGAACCATGGCGGCGGCGACAGCAGCGGTCAGTCCGTTGCGTTGTTCGGCCTCAATGGTGGCCAGTTTCCGCCGGTCTCAACGCAGGCTTCGCTGACGCGTCGCCGCTATCAGGACGGCACCGAAAGTGGCTACGACGACGCCAGTCATACCCTGCGCTGGCAAAACGCCCCGGCAGCATTTACCGGCACTCGCGAATCGCTCGAGCTGAGCATCGGCCCGGCCCGGTTGGTCATGACGCCTGAGGCGATCCAACTGCAACTTGGCGCGACCGGTTTACTGCTCGACGCATCCGGTGTGCACCTGAGCGGCCCCTTGGTGGATCACCAGGGTCGAGTCATTAGCACTGCATAAAGAGTTTTCCATGATCGGAATCGATAGAAACACCGGCGTGACGGTCGACGACTGGCTGCAGTTCGTACAGCGCGCGACCCGGGCGCTGACCACCCCCTTGGGCACTCGTCAGAAGCGCCCGTTGTACGGATCCCTGATTCCGGACCTGCTGGGCCAGAACCTCGGCGACGACCTGTTGATGCTTGCCCAGAGCCATGCGGCGCAGGCGTTTTACAACGAGCAGAACGGCATTGGCGATTTCCAGCCTCAGGTCATTGTTGCCAGCCGCCACGGGGCAGGGCTGCTGTTGCGCTTCGCCGGCCTCTGGAAAAACCGTAACCAGACATTTGAGGTGGTGACATGAGTATGTTGATCCCTGGCCAGAATCAACTGGCCGAACCTGCGATCGTCACCGTCGAAGCGTTCGAGGATTTGCTCGCGGAGTTCAAGACGTTTGTCGTCGAGTACGTCGCTGCCCGCTCTCCCGAGCGCGCGGCAAAACTCAAAGTCAGCCTCGACAACGAAAGCGAATTGCTGACCCTGGCCCTTGAAGCCTTTTGTGTGCGTCTGCAAATCCACGAACGCAAGTACAACGCCCGCATCAAGCAGATGCTGGCGTGGTGGGCGACCGGTAGCAATCTCGATGCGCGACTGGCGGACATGGGCCTTGAAAGACAGTTGCTGGAACCGGGCGATCCGGCTGCATTTCCGCCCGTGGCTCCGGTTTATGAAAGCGACGATGACGCCCGGTTGCGTTACTACCTGGCCCCCCATGCACCGGCGGCCGGGTCGCGCATGCAATACCGTCGTGAGGTGTTCACCCTCGGTGAGCGACCCTCCGTGAAGGTGCAAACCACCGCCGCAGGCGTGGTGACGGTCACCTACACGTTTGACCCGGACGGCTACGCGGCCCAGGTCAAGGACGGCAATGGACGCCGCACCGCCCCCGGCGAAGTGATGGTCACCGTACTTGCCCGCGAGGGTGATGGCACGCCATCCGAAGCACTGCTTGATGGCGTCCGGCAGCATTTCGCCCGGCCTGATGTGCGCCCCGAAACGGACCTTGTCACGGTGCAGGGAGCGCACATCAAGACTTACAAAATCCGGGTCGTGGCGAAGATCAACGCCGGGCCCGATTCCGGATTGACCAAGGTGGCCGCGCAACAGCAGTTGCAGGCGTATGCCGATGCCTGTCATCGACTGGAAGGACGGGTGGATCCGAGCTGGATCGACTACACGTTGCACAGTGCCGGCGCGGTTCAGTTGCAGATCCTCGAACCGCTGGCACCCATCGTGGCAACGGCTTTCCAGGCCCCGTATTGCACGGGTGTCGAGGTCGAGGTGGACACGCTATGAGTGACCACACACCTCGCTCGAGCCTGTTGCCGGCCAACAGTTCGCCCTTGGAAAGGGCGCTTGATATCGGTTTCGGCCGATTGCTTGAGCGCTTCACGCTGCCGTTTCCGGAATTGATGAATCCGGCCGAAACACCGTTGGCGTTCCTGCCGTATCTCGGGGCGGATCGCGGTGTCGGCGAATGGAGCTCTGAAGCGCCCGAAGCTGAAAAGCGTTTAACGGTCGAACTCGCCTGGCCCACCGCACGACAGGCCGGTACTCGAAAGGCGCTGGAAAACGCCGCTAAAGGTTTGCAATTGCGACCCGACGTGCGCGCCTGGTACGAGCAAACACCGCCAGGCCCGCCTTACAGCTTTTCCGTTCGGGTTTTTACCGAGCAGCCCTACAGCGAAGAAATCGACGCCCGTCTTGATCGACGACTTGCGGATGCCAAAAGCGAACGGGACACCTTGACGGTGTCCGTCGGCTTGAGCGCCTTCGGCAATCACGTCATCGGCGCCGCCACCGTGTGCGGC